CCAAGGCGTGGGATGTTCTGACCAGCGAGGATTTCAACAGCGTCCTTGATGGTTGCTGGTGAGAGGTATCCAGGAGCCGAAGCCGAGCCTGCCGATGAGTATTCGTAAGGAGCAAGTGAACCACGGGTTGAGCCGAGGGTCTTACGACCAAAGACTACCGATGGTGCTACTGCTGAACCGCCACCGAAAGGAACGCCTGGGGCGTACAGCGTGTTGCGTGCCTGAACGTCCATGGACTGTGCCATGTGACGACCGAGCAAGCGGCTGGACGATGCCATAACGTCATCAAACGATGCGTTCAAGAGAAGTTCGGTTACTGCAACCGACTTACCTTGTTCTTTAACGGTGATTTGGATCTGCGATGCAGTCAAAGCGACTGGGTCCATGCGGGTACCTTCGGTCAATTCTGAACCGTTGGCGCCAACTGCGATGTTGTTGTAACGCATGAAGTTGACGGTGAGACCTGGCATAACGCCGAGTTCCGTCTTCTTTACTGCGAACTGTTCAAATCGCAATACTGGCATTGCTTGGAACAAGATTTCCTTGGACCAGATTTGCTGAATTGCAGGTGATAGTGCTGATGAAGAACTATAGCCAGTTGCGCTAATGCTAGCGGTACTGGTTACTGCTCCACCTGATGGGGCTGGAAAAGCCATGTTCTAATCCTCCTAGGATTAATTGTTGATTTTAGGTTTTAGAACCTACCCCTATTGGGGCGGGCATTAAGTAGCCGATCACGCATTTTCGCATACTGATCCATTGTCATATTACGGATGTCATCCGCATTTAATGTTTGGTATTCCGTCTGAGTTTCCATTGGCCCTACAGGAGGCGCCGTTACTGGTGCCCCCCTCAAACGACCTTGCTGTTGCGCAGTCGCTTGTTGGATTGATTCAAGAATAGCAGAACTTCGGTCACGAAGTACACTAATTGATGTTTCAATCTCATCTTCCGAATTACCCGATACGAGATCAATGAGTTCAGGGATGATTTCTTCCTGTGACTCTTGAAGTCGGCGGTTACGGTAAGAACTAAGTTCCTGAAGACGGCGCTCTTTTTCAATAATTGCCTCTTGGGCTAGGCGCTGTGCTTCAATCTCCTCAAAACGACGTCGGTAGTCACCGTCAATCTCCTGGAGTTTTTGGTTAAATTCTTCTTCACGCTTCAGGAGCAATTCCTTGGCGCTCAGTTCATCAATCTCACGCTGACGCAAGATCTCGGCTTCTTTAGCGGCACGTGTTTCAGCCTCTTTTTTAGCGGCTTCACGTTCAGCAGTAATTTGATTCATCTGCTCTTCCATGCTTCTTACACGGGTATCCGCTTCTTCAAGACGCTTGTACATCTTGTCTTTTTCCTGTTTGCGGATTCCTTCAACTTCATCTTCGGTAAACACCTTAGAAGTTGTTTTCATTGCCGACTCTACGAACTGTTCCACCATTGGTGCGTCCGCAGGTACGCTGATAATGTCCCCTTCAGGACTGGTATTTCTTGCCATGTCTATTCCTTATGTGTTGTTTGGCGATTAATAACTGTTATTAAATAACTTAGTTGTCTTCGTCTGGGTTACGGCGCTGGGCGAACCTTGCTCCGTATGCCCGTGAAACTATCTTGTTTACTAACTCTTCTTCAATTGGTGGAACTCCTGGTAAAGGAGCATTACCACCATTTGACGAAGTTACATTACCATCTCCAGAAGGAGCAGGTGCGGGAGCCGCCCCACCGTCTGGACCCGCAACCATTCCAGTAGCCAACATAATGGCTTGCTGGATTTGGGCACGCATCATGTCAAGAGCGCCCTGATCCAAGGCGTCGTCTTGAAGTTCTTCAAAGATTTCAAGCATCTTTTCGTTCGGGAATTCTTCACCCAAGGTGCGCAAAGCGCCACGCTTAGATTCAAGACCAAGACCCATCTTGGCTTGTACTTCATTGAGTTTGATAAGCACGTCAACAGGAAGTGGCTCAGGCCAGTGCACTGTTGTTTTGTACGTCAATGGGTCAGCAGGGTCTAACTGAGGAAGTTGATCTGGCTCAGGTTCAGCGGCAATCATTGGGTTATAGGTCAACCACTCAGGTTGGAAGATAGCCACGGTGCGAATGATTAATTCGTTTATGCGCTCAAGACCCTTTGTAAAGTGGATCTTTTTCATCATGAATCGGTTCATCATTGGCTGGTATTGAATAGCCAAAGCAACACCTGAAGTGTTAGATACTGGCTGGAATTGACCTAACGCAGTTTCAGGAACACCCGTAATCTCATGCATGGTGCGCTTAATAAATGTGATGTATTCCAAAGCGCCAGCCATTTCACCACGTGATTCAAGGTTAAATACGTTTGCGTCTTTAGGAAGACCTGCCCAAACCTTTTTAGGTCCACGTTCTAGTTGTGAAGCCTTAGCACCAGTGATGATTGTTACAGGAGCGGCGTGGTAGTTGATGATGTCAGAAACTTCAACCATCTTTTCGTTAAGTTCACGGTTGAGAGGAATGATGTCCCAAATGTCTGACTGACCCCAAGGTGATGATGAAATTGTGGAGTTAGGAATATGCACAATAGGAATAGTTCCCAACACGTTGTCATACTGGTCAATCAATTCATCGTTGATGAATTGTTGAACGGTTTCATCCGTAAGAATTTCAGTAAAGGTATAAACCTGACGTGTTCCTTCTGGTGATGTTCCCCAGAAACGGTATTTAAGTTTGAAACGAATCAAACGGTCACGGTCATGCGGGTGATACTCAGGGAAGCAATGCGCTGGGTTCAAAGGGATGACACGTACACGACCTTCGTGTGGGACTCCCGCAGGGTCTACAAACGGTTCTTCGTATGCAACTTTGACAAAAGCGTCACCAGTTACAGAGGCAAGTTGACCAATTTCCCAAAGAACATAATGCTTACTGTTATCTTGATCCCAAACACGGTGAAGCAAGTGTGGGATGATGGCTCCGTTCTGTTCAGGTGTTTTAAATTGAACACCTTTACCAAAACAGAAGTTGGTGATGTAATCCGACATAGTACGGACATAGTTCATGTAGAACTGTGACTCACCTAGTTCACGGCGGTATGACCAGTGGTGACCAAGGTACCAAGCCCAAGCGGCAGAGTACCTGTTTAAACGAGGTCCGTGAACTTCAAACTCTTCGTCTGCAAGTTCAACTAATCCGAGCGGGGAGATAGCAACCGTTAGGTCGCTTGAAGATGCTCTATATGATGGCGACCAAAAATCAACAGCCATTAGGACATGTGCCCCTATTCAAAATTTGTAGGTGTATAAATTGTAGCCTGATATCTAAAGGAGAGTTGTTAACACAAGGCGTTACTCTACTGGTTAGGTTCACCAGTCCAGACGATAGTTCCTTGACCTGTGCCCGCCTTACGCTTGCCACGAGTTCCCTTATCTGGCGCTGTGCGGAATCCCGTAGTTACGTGCAATCCCACAGGGGATGTGCTTTCCAAGTATTCCCGACCTGCGTCTTCAGATAGTTCAATGTTTTTCTCTTGCAAATACTGTTGTTGAACTTTAGGAGCCGCCACATTTCGCTCAGTTAAACCTCGGTCAATGTTGTATATAGCAAATTGATCGCCACGCATTGCGGCTGACCGTGCCGCTTTTGCGCCCCCTGTAGTATTGGGGTACCTGCGGGATACGTCAAGAAATACCTCTTCACCAGTATTCCAAGTACCTAAGTTGCTATTTCTTTTATTTAGTACATCCTTGTGTTCTTTAGATGTAGCAAACTCGGAAATGTCACCAGGTGTAATACTGGAAGTTGGGACAGTCTTTTCATGTCCAGGAATGGACACCATTGTTCCTGTAGTAGGAGTTTTACCTGTCTGCAAGTTGACGGTGTACCCAGTGCCCGTTAACGTGTTATGTAACACGGTTTCTGGGTTTATTGGGTATGTCCAATCCTCAGCATTTTCGTGAGGTATTTGACGAGCCATTACTTTTTAGCGGCGGCCTTCTTAGCCACAGCCTTCTTCACAGGGGCTGGTTCTGCCTTAACAGGAGCAGAAGCAATTGCTTGTTCAGCAACCTTCAAAAGCAAGGTGGTGTTTGCAGGACCGATCTTGGTTGATACCAGCGAGATTGCGGTAGCAACGAATGGCAATGCCAAAGCAACAAGTTCAGGTGAGAGGTTGTATTTAGCGGCGGCAAATGCCAGGATACCGAGGGCGGCACCTTTGATAGCGGCATCTGCGTGGGCGGTCTTCATTTGATTCATAAGTCTCCTTGAGTAGGTTCAAAGAGATTATACCGTTTTACGGGTTCGGGCGCTTTCTTGACCTTGTACGTAGGTCTGGTACGGAGGACCCGTGTAAGGGTCAAACCGAGCCGCAATATTGAGAGCCTTGAGGGCACTGGTCTTAGCCTGCTGGGCTGTCCACTTCTTTTTGTTCATCATGACCTGTAAAGCGCCTAGGGCATAGTGGGCACCAGACCCGATGGC